CATAATTCTCCGTAGAATCATTAATTCTACGAGGATTAAAAGAGACATAGATATTTCTAATATCTAGGACCTTTTCACAGTATAGTACCGCTAAGCGGGACAAACCGTGCTTGCCGACTGAGATCTTAGATCCCAGTTTAATATGGTTCTCGGTTATCTTTAAAAGATAATCGCGGGGCCCAATTGCAAGGTGATCATCACCACCAACGTGGTATGTTCGCCATTTCGGAGAGTCATAAAATGACTCCCGAATATCAACCTTGAGGAAATCTCGCATAGCGAGTTCTTCCACAACAAGGTTAAGGATGGTGAGAATTCCCTTTGTGAGGGGTTCTCCCATCATCACACCACGTGTCTGGACATCTGAGATGTCTAGACCGGAGATGAAGGTCCTGTTGAGTTCTAAGAGCTCAACAGCCAGGTCTACTAAGTTACTTTGTATTCCTGAACCTTCGAGGAACCCAAGAAATAGTTGCTTTGCAACTACCTTGGGTATGTGGTCCGTGGCCTCTTTGAGGTCGGACGACAGGGCGAGGAAATCCTGAGGATATTCCTTGCCACCCATCAGGTAAAGGCTTTGCCAAGCCTGGTCGGTAAAACTTAAGGAACTCTTCGAAGAAGGGTGAGCCTTAAGTACATTCTTGACAACATGAGCTAAGCTCATTTGTAAGATATTAAGCCAATAGGGACCAGTGGTCACTATTCTGGCTTTATAACCAGGTTCTGGCACAGTCAGAACCCTACAAGGGGCGCCTAATCCGGTCAAAGACCATGACTTATAGTCAAGATAGGCGCATACAAGGATTTGATTGCCTATGGCTTCATCAAATCCTTGAAAGAAAAGGTGGCTTTCATAGAAAACCTCCTCCTCAATTGGATCCCCGAAATTAGTTCCTTCATAGTGAAGGTATGGGTAGTCACCTCGACACCAATACCTCCACCTCTGGACACCTGCGGGACACTTTAGTGTCCCGAAGGGCGTTTCAATTGACTCGTCGTCCTTTGGAGCGACAGTCAATATTCTAAGAAGTGCTTCCCGTATTTCGGTCCCCCTACCACCCTGTTCAACAGTGTGGTAGTAAGAGCCCGCACAACTCAAAGAGATGTGCGGTCTTGTACTTGCTAAATCATTTAACAATCTACATTTATCACCGATGTGCTTTGCACATTTGAAGGTGATATCCATGAGCTCCTCATCTACGATGTAGGGCTCACTGATGGATCGGAAGAACGTCTCTATTGAGCGTCTCTCCGCCTTGGAGTCTCCAGCAGGCAAATGCCTAGAGGAGACAATATGGGCAAATGACTCTAAGAGTCCCTTGTCTATATCCTTGGCTAGGATTCTTTGAATCTTAGGCCATTGCTTAAGCCCAACGAAAAAGAAATTTTCGTTTGACGGAACAGGTAACTCTGGGAGAATCCCAGAGATCCTATTGTATAGGAAGGAACAAAATTCCTTCC